TGGATATGATTTATCAGTACTGCAGAACACGCGGATCCTATCCCGATGCGGAGTCTTATCCGTGGCCTGATCACAAGATCATCCCACCGACGCTGAAGCACAAAGCCTGCTACTGGCTGGTGACATCGCTGTATTCGAACATGCGCGCTAATGCCTTGAGTGACCCCGAACTACGCCGTAAAGCATCCGATGAACTGTCACTCATGGTTCGCCGCATCAAGCGTGGAGAGGTCATTCCTGAGCCGGTTAAGCAACTCCCTAAGTTGGGTGGTAAACCAATAACAGGTACCAAGGGATTAAGCAAAATTGCGGAAATTCGCGAGAAATTTGGTTTGGGGAGAGGGTAATCATGACAGTTAAATTCGAAGGTTTGACGATGAATCAGTTAGCCGAGTGCAATGCAGAGCTTCAGAGCAAGTACGAGGCTGTGGTTGCTGAATTGGAGCAGGTTTCGACTGAGGATGCGCGGCTTAAATTGGCACTTTCTACAGCAATGGAATCAACTGATCGCACGTTTCATGTCCTGCGTGTAGAGACTGCGAGAAGTAATCAACTGGCGGTTGAGAATTCTTATCTGCTGCCGAAAGCTGCCAGTGAGTTATCAAATGCTTGGGTGCTGCATAAATACCTGATTGGGATTCAGGCGGCAATTATGTATCTGGAATCCGGTAATGCGTTAGCGGCTAAGGAGTGGTTATACGGCACTATTTCTGGACCGGGATTTGAGTTTCCTGATGAAACAGAAGTCGGTAACGATATTGACGCATGGGCTAATCACCAAATGCGAAACAGTATCAGCCATATCCGTGCACTTGAGATCATTAAAGCTGAAACCCCAGCTACCGAAGCCGCGCTGATAGCGATACGCAACGAGGCTATTGAATCGGCTATCCCTGAAGGTTTCGTAGTCGTTCCCGACCGTATAAACCTCCCTGCAGAATCAATGGAGGGTATTTGTTTCCACTGTGGTGATGGTGGGCACAAGTTCGGGGAATTCACTGAAGGGACTCTTTTTATTGGTGAAGTCGAGAACGATGATGGAAGCAAGGTTTATGGGATCCACATTGCAACAGCCGATTATCCGGAAGAGGGCTGTGCGACGATTTGTGAATTCAGCCAGCCACTGAGTAAGGGAGTCAGCCACCCATGAACAGTGAAAACCAGCAAAAGGTAATTGCGTTTCTTCGGGAGCATAAAACGGCATCTGGTCGCCAGTTAGCGAAAGTCTTGGGGCGTGATAGCCAGTCTACCTGGAATATCCTAGCGCACCTGTTACGCAGAGAGATTATCGCTCATTGCGAAGCTGAAGGGCACCGGGGGCTCAAGTTAACCCCTAATTGGGAAAGTCGTATCTGTCACCGTAAAACAGAGACGCGGCGTAAACCAGTGACACCCGCTATCACAGAGGTTTGCAGACAGAACTGGCAGGGCTACAAGGTTCACCAGATTTTTGGGAGTGCGAAGTCATGAGCGGTAACAACGAAGCGCTACCATCAATTCTCGACATGTGCTGTGGCTCTCGCATGTTCTGGTTCGATAAACAGGATGACCGTGCTGTGTTTAGTGATATTCGCGCAGAGCAGCACACGCTTTGTGATGGACGCAGCCTAGTTATCAGTCCGGATATTATCGCGGACTTTCGTGCTTTACCTTTCGCCAGTGAGACTTTTTCGGTTGTAGTGTTCGACCCACCGCACCTTGAGCGCGTAGGTGATAACGCCTGGATGGGTAAGAAGTACGGACGTCTTAACAAAGACACTTGGCGTGATGACCTGCGTACCGGGTTCAAAGAGGCGTTTCGGGTGTTGCGGCCACAAGGCGTACTTATCTTCAAATGGAATGAAACGCAGGTGCCGGTTAGCCGGATTCTGGCTCTGACAGATGAGAAACCAATCATCCGGCAGCGCACTGGCAAAGCAGATAAAACCCACTGGATTATTTTTGTTAAAGCCGAGGCCAGCAATGACTAAACCATTCGTCAGAACCAAGACAAGTGCAACAGTGACGCTAACCATTGAGATTTCTAACCTCGGTCAGTGGGGGCCAGACTGCCAGATACGTCAAGTGCATCAACAAGCGATTGAACAGGCTAATGGCAGACTGAGAAAGCTGTTACAGGGTCAAGATATTCGCGTTGTGGGTCGTCCAAAAGTTCAGGCTATTTCTACCGATGTGGAGTTTAAAATTCATGACTAAACCATTCGAAGCGCACATAGAAGAATTGCAGGAAGTGATTGATGGGCCTCACGGTAAGTTTTGGTGCCACACTCCAGCAGTATCAGCACTGATAGCGGCGCTGGAGCAGTCGCAGCGTGAAAATATCAACTTTAAGCAGGGTTGTGAGAACGATCCCCTATTGCATGAAGTTATCGACCTGAAAGAGCGCATAGCAGAGCTTGAGGCCAGTCAGTTAACTTTAACCATGCCTCGCCATAAAACGCCTGATGATTTCGTTGATGATGTTTATTCATCAGAAGATTTATCAATGATTTATAACGCCTGTTTACTTGAGTGCAAAGTAAAAATCAGAAACGCTGGCGGCAAAGTTAAGGGGGATGAGTAGATGCTACAGCACCAGACCCAGCCGACATTCAACACCTGCATGTCAGCATGCATAGCTATGGTCGCCGGGCAACCGGTTGACCAGGTTGTTGAACGCTGGCACCAGGCATTTCACGATAAAACAGACTGGCTTGATGACGCGCTGGACTATTACAAAATCCCGTATTTCTACGGCAATCAGCGTAAAGCCGAGCTGCTCTATGGTTTTATTTATTTCCTCACAGTGCCATCACTCAATATTCAGGGTGGTTTACATCAAATTTTGGTATCCCTGTCCGTTGAGCGCGGCATTGAAGTTTTCGATCCGGTGAAAGGCAGGTCTGGAGCACTGAGTTACGTTTACGGACAACCAGCAGCAGATGATGAGGTTTCGTTAATTTCATGGTGTATCGACGTATCAATACCTGTCGTGCAGCAGCAGGAGGCAAATTGACAGACATCTTGCTGCAATACGCCACGCGTCGAATTGTTGAGCTGGAAAACCTTCTGCTGGTGGACGTCGCCGAAACGGTATGGCCAGCGTATTGATATACCAGCGCCAACGATTACAGCTGGTGGTCAACATGTTGGCGAGATTAAAACAACACTGGCGATCGATGATTACGACGAAGTGCGTGCGCAGCAGGTTCTGGCGTTCTTGCGGGAATACTGCGGGGAAGATAGCACCGGTCTGGTGGATATCGAAGGCGTGACGTATCGCATCGTTGATATCGGTATGCGCATGCTGCAACCCGCCGAACTCTATCGCGCCCAGGGCTTTCCTGAGTGGTACATCATCGATAGGGATTACCGCGGAGTGAAGTATGCGAAAGACAAGCAAGTCGCCCGCTGTGGAAATGCGGTACCGCCGCCATTTGCCGAGGCTCTAGTTAGGGCTAATTTATCGGAAAAGTGTGCTGGGCAGGAGCAGGCAGCTTAAAAATAAGATATTTATATATATTCGATACTATTTCTTGATTTCTATTGGGGGGGCTATGAGCTTTGCGCGTAAGGAAACTGAAGAGTATGAGCACTATGAGTCTTATTACTTTTGCAGCATCATAAAAAACGTACTTAATGAGCAAGGAGCTTATATTAGGGGACTCAATGATTATCATGGTGATGGTCGCTCTGTTTTTTTTGATTCGGCATTTTCAAAATGGTCTCATTTACATGATTTTATTGGTTTTATATTTGATGGTGTGTACGCGGAAAATTTAAAGCATGACAATCTTAATGATAGGTTGGAGGCTTTTAAACATTACCCATCCTCCTTCTCAAAACCGGTTGATGTAGCGATAGTTTCTTTTCTGAGCATAAGATATTATTTTCTAACTTACTTGAGCCAGTCAGGAAAGAGCCTTAATGAGAGTGGGATCGCTGATCTCGAGGATTTCTTATGTTGTTTTTATGGCGGGGATTTGTTTCAGGAATATAAAGAAAGAACAATCAAGGAGGTTTTCTATATATTATTTGGAAATCGTTCTGTCCTTAAATTGTACAATGAAATGATCGCAGAGGCGCGAGAATTTGACTGGGATCCTGAATGTTACAATAGTGATGTGACTACTAGAAATGGATATCTTAGGAGGGTGGCAATACCTAAGTGGGTAAAGAAAGCTGTCTATCATAGAGACAAAGGGCGATGCGTTATATGTAAAAAGGACCTAACGGGGCTGATTAATATTTACAATAAATCAAATTACGATCACATTGTACCATTGGCTCGGTTTGGCATTAATGATGTATCGAATATTCAACTGCTTTGTGATACATGTAATCAACAGAAAAAGGCGAATAATAATAACTCCTCAAAAGATTATTTTCCTTGGTATCCCATGTGAAAAGTATTTTTAGTTATTCGGTATATTTGATTTTCCATAATCACCTGTTCATAATGCCAGTGTCAGCCTGAACAACTGACACCCGACATTCGCGCCATGGAGAACTCTGTGGCGCAGTTACAACTCATAAAGCATTCCTCAGGGATCCTGATCCCCGCAACAGCAGAGACCAGCGACTTTCTGCAATCAAAAATCAAGCTCGGCGCGGTGCTGATTGCTGACTTTAAACAGGTCCGTAACCCAGCATTCCATCGTCGATTCTTCGCATTACTCAATCTCGGATTTGAATACTGGGAGCCAACTGGCGGCGCCATATCTTCAAACGAAAGAAAGTTGGTGACCGGGTATATAAAATATCTGGCAACGTTTGGCGGTAATGAAGGGGTTCTTTTGGATGCCGCTGAACAGTATTTGGACCGAGTAGCAGATAAGCGCTATGGCAGTATCAGCGCCTGTAAATCCTTCGATGCCTTCCGGTCATGGGTTACGGTCGAATCAGGTCATTATGACGCTATCCAGTTACCTGACGGCACTCTCCGCAAACATCCCCGCAGTATCGCTTTTGCCAATATGGACGAAACCGAGTTTCAGCAGTTGTACAAGGCTGCGCTCGACGTTCTCTGGCGTTGGATCCTCTTCCGTACATTCAAAAGCCGCCAGGAAGCAGAGAACGCTGCAAACCAGCTGCTTAGTTTTGCGGGGTGATGGCGATGAAAAGAACCTGGTTCCATCACTACAACTGCACAACCGAACAGGCCGACGAGCTACAGGCTCAATACCTGCGTCGTGGCACTCCTGTAAGCCGAAGTCTTAACCCTGATTTTGTCACTTGGACTATCAGCGCTCTGCTACCTGAAAGCAAAAATCCGCCTAAGGCCGATCGTCGTTGGCGTAACCGGATGTGGGGGTGACTATGGCTAAGAAACCTCAGCGCCGGTGCAAAATCTGCCGAGAAAAATTTACTCCTGCTTTCGACAATATTCGCTGGTGCTGCCCAGAGCATGGTGCGCAGTTCGGTCTAC